GTTCTTTTCTATTTGCTCATTGAGCTTGGTCTCCATGTCATCTAGTTTTTCTACCATGCTTTCCAGCACATCATATTTATCGTCAGGGATTGTTACATAATGTTCTTCAAAAAGACCTTTCATTCCACTAAGGAATGATTCAGTCAATTCTGTTTTGAGTCCGTGCTCTACAGCGAGTTGGTTCTCAGTGAACCATTCTTCTGAAACGTACTCTAAGTAGGAATCAACACGCTCAGAAAGTTCGCCTTTAGCAGCAGCAACTTCTTCTTCGAGTTTTTCAGCGTGTGATGCTTCGATTTCTGCTCTTGCCTCTGATACACGAGACTTAACAGCAGCTTCAAAGATTGTCTTAGCTTTTGCCTTGAACTCTTCAGTGAGTTCTTCTCCGCCAAGTAGAGCATTAACATCTTCTTCGATGTCAGGTACTGACTCTTCAACAGTCTCTTCAGCAACTTCTTCTTCAGCAACAACTTCATTAGTCGCTACTTCATCTTCTGCAACGATTTCCTGCTCGTCTGTTACTTCAGGTTCGTCACCTTGCTTAAGAGTTTTCATTGGTTCTGCTTTGCCAGCGTTTTTGTTAACTACGTCTTTAACTTGCTTCAGAGTTGCACCAGGTGCCTTCAGTTTAGCTGAATCATTATCTGGTTTGTAATTATCAGGTGTAGGTCCACCTAAATCTTCGACAGGTGTTAAACCTTGTCCATCTTTTGTTACGACAGAAGTATCCATTCCCATACCTGGCTTTGCGTTCGCATTGACGGCAGTTTTGGATTGCTTAGTGCCTACTTCCATTTCTTGTAATTGCTTGCCACTAGACATTGGGGTAATCTCCGAGTTTCCGTAGTTGAAATCTATATTTATTTAGAAGTTTTATATGTTTGATAAGAAATCATTGAATAAATTCAACTTATTCTCATCGAGTTGTTTTTGATCTACAAGGGTGTTTATGGTCTTGTAAGTCTTTTCTGCGAACTTCTCACGCAAAATACTTCCGTCCCAAACCCAGTCTTTTCCTTCCATAATTCCCTCAACAAATGCATCAGGAGCAGAAGGATCGGCAACGATATCAGCAGCAGTTGCTAACATGAAGTCTTCACCGACAACATTAAATCCTTCACGGGTTGGCTTTAAAGATCCAATTCCACGAGAAGAAACACCAAGTTTAACACCTTCTTCAATCAGTGAAGATGCTATTTTACCCATTGGTGTACCGAGAATTTTCGCTTTACCAATGAAATTCTGTCCGTTCTCTTTAAGAGAAACGATTTTATGTGAAACTCTATCGAGGTTCACTGTTGGACCATCTGGATGTCCCAACTCACCAAGTGCTCTACCCGATTGGATATGAGCTTCATTATAACGTCCAACCTCCTTGCGGAGAGTTTCCATAGGATACATCCTACCATTACGGTTTTTGATGTTGCCTTGTAGGAAAACACCTTCGATATACATCGACTTCTTGCCGTTTCTATTTTCGACTAGAAATTCGACTGATTCGATTTCTTCTCTAATGAGTTTCATTTAGGCATCCCCTGCTGTTTGAACTTGTTGGATTTGTGCATGACCACTTGAACCATGAGAACCTATTACGGCAACTCTTACTACTTTTTGTAGTTGAGCCCATGGGAAAGTAGAACTTTCTGTCAAATATTGTGAATCACGATCCACTACTATACGAGTACTTTCATACCCACTTACACCACCGTAACTATCAATGGACTTCACATATGCTGCATTTGCAGTAGCAATTCCAAGACTAGGACCAAAACTTAATGCAGTGTTCCCAGTTACTTCTAATGAAACTAATTGATTTTTATCAACTGGAGATCCAGTTCCTTGAGCAAAATCAATAGTTGTTTCACCATATCCTGTAGTAATACCAACGACTCGGTTAGATCTAACCTTACCGAGACTTAAAACTGCTTCTCCCCCTGAAGGGATATAGTAGTCAGTAGTCGCTGCAGTAGGATTAGTACCTATCGCAACATGACAAGCACCACCAACTGCTACCACTCTCACATATTGTGATTCTTGTTTGAAAGTAGTGGAAGTCGATGCAGCAGATATTGCTACAGAAACTCCTGTTCCAACTGGATTATGTGCTGTCATTAGCTATAGTCTCATTTTACTAGTTATTTATAATCCCTTAAGGAGACGGTGCATCACCAACTGCAGGTGCAACCCTTTCAGGTGGTTCAGGATTATAGTCATCCTCAGGATCAACTTCAGGTGCTGCATCTACTTCAGCTTGAGTAGGTGCATTTCTCGAATTGAACATACTATCTGCTACATTAGATCGATAAGCATCAACCTTATCTGCAGATTTTGCAAATAACATGTCCTTCAATTTGTCGCTTATTGCATTCGCAGAAGAATCTTTCGTTGAAAGCAAATCCATTAATTCGTCCATATTCTTAAATTATAAATAAGTGAATCTTTTTTATTTATATCTCGCCACCTTTAGGTAGTTCAGTTGTCCTACTGTCCGACTCTAAATCTGGTTCCATAACAGGTGCTCCGAGATCACTTGACGCTGCACCTGGTTCTACAGGCATTCCAGTCATAGGATCTAAAGCTGCATTTGGATCAGGTACGACACCATCTGCAATCTCTTGTTCCATCAACTTATCCTGTTCCATAATTTCAACATCTGTTTGATGAAGCAATTTACGTCTTACAAAGTCCTGAGAGAAATACCTTCCGACATATGGTTCTGCAGCTGCAGCAGCATTTAATCTTTCAGTAAATAACTCAGTATCCTTTAATTCTGAGAAGTGATTATCATATAAGAAGTCATATTGTATATGCTCACTCATGATTTCCCAGTCTTCTGGGGTAATCACGT